GCAACTCCATCGTTCGCTGGGTTTCCGCTGAATGGAGCACCAACGAAGTCCCAGTGGTTGCCCTGATTGTCCGTGCAGGTTACCCCTGCAGTATTAAGGTTACTGGTCGGAGCACCGTTGAGACCAACGGTACATAACAAAATGTTTCCCGCTGTGACGGTTCCACCGGGAACGGCACTCGTAACGCTGTTGCCTGTACCTCCGTTGCTGCCGCCCCAGTTTGCGATGCCGCCCGATGGTTTTGTTCCAGTGCTCCTGATGAGACAGAGAAGCGCTGGAATTGGAGGAGTTGCGCCAGAGGTGGTCACAGTATTTGACAGAGGCGTGCCAACAGCGGGAGGCCAAGCACTCGTTGTGTATGCGAGACCTGCTCCAATCAGTGAATCAGCTACCCAACCTGCGCTGTTGCTGAACGAACCGTTGCTGTTGTACAGGAAAAACGGATAGTCATTTGCGACCGATGGCGTGACGGTCCATGTGCCGGGACTCGTAGATGCAACGTGCGAATCCACGGGACCGTCGATTGCCGCAGACCCACCAGCAGTAATTACCAGATGCTGCGGTGCACCGAGATGTACGCCGGGAGGTGCTTTCGCAACCGAAAGGTAGTAGGGAGCAACGCCAGTCGGTTGGAATAGGAAGTCGGCCATGATCCTGCCGAAACCTGTTTGCACTAGACCGTTGTAGGCAAAAAGGGCCAATGATCCATCACAAGGATCGCCAGCACCACGCGCCGTCATCAGCAGATTCGATGAGCGCACAACCGCACCCTTGGGTTCGGCAAGCGGTTGGTTGCTTGCGACGATCCCTTTCAGCCATGGGAACTGCGGTATCGATTGGACTGGCATCAGTTAATCAACAGACCTCCTGCAGGCGTGTTGTAGAAAGTGGCTGGGCTAGTGGGCGGGCCAACCTGTCTGCGCCGCATCACACCCTTGAGTGGACGGTCGAAATCGTTCAGCGATTGCTTGATGTTGCTCTCAAGTTGTTGCCAATACTGCCCGTCATGCTCGATGTTTTTGGCGCGACCACCGACGTACTGCGCGAGCAGCAAATCCCATCCGCTTGGAAGTGGAACGATGCTGGCAGATTGCCCCGGCTGATAGTTCGGTTCGAGTTGCCGCTTGCCGCTCCAAAAAATATTCAGTTCCTGCACGTTCGCCCCGATGCTGTGCGATGCCGCAACCGTTCCGCCGAGACCGCGCAAAATGTTCATCAGGAAGTTTCCGCTAATCGTGTTGTAACCCATGATTTCCTGATCGACTTGGAAAAAACCAAATGGCAGTAGGAATCCACTCGCGTTCGTGAGGTTCGCTATGCTGTCAATCGGCAACATCGCACCAGCGAGCGTCGTAGTCGATGCCGTGCGTGCAGGCTGCGGATAGACTTCGAGGATGTTTTGATTGTTGATGACACTGATCGATGCGGCAGAAAGAACCTGACTCGTGATATTGTTCCTGCGCCAAAAATAGCCACGGTCACCGCCTGTCATCCAATAGCCGTCGTACCAAATCGAGGTGATGGCGATCCACTCTCCGTTGATCGTGTACCACGGATTGTTCGAGACGCTGCCGATACCGGAGTAATCGAGCAAGCCACCCGCGTGACGCGAGATGAAGCGCAGTCCGTCGTTCAGCCAACCGAACACCGCAGCCGCAGAGATCAATCCTCCGTCGCTGTCGGGAAGGAATGCTCGATTCAACTGCGGCGGAACGGAGTATCCCGTAGGCTGATAGAACGAAAACGGCGATCCGGTGGATTCGGCGTACTGCTGCTCCGTTCCTGGTGCTCCATTCGGCAAGGTGTAGTAAGCCCGAATCTTTGTCGCGGTAGGCTGCAGGGGCGACGTAATCTGAAATGCTTGATTCGCGGCAATGATAACTCCGGTTGTTTCGCTCGCAGCAATGGTCTCGCCGTAAGGAGTGATCTGTGTCACTTCGAGCGCATACGTGCCCGGAGTAAGCGGCGAGCCGGGTGAAGACACAACCGCCACAGTCGCTGTTGTGGCTGGCAGCGTTTGCGGCATGTCGGGCACTAGCTGCCGCCCGTTGATGATGATCTGTCCGACCGTCGATGCCATTTACTACTCCCGATACAGCCGATGTCTTCCACGTCTGGCCTGCAAGCGTGGACGATAACCTTTTCTGAGTCCCGCAGCTATCTCGCCTTGCTCCCGCATCAATGCCGCTTCTTTTCGCGCCGGTTCCTCTTCGATGAAGCGTTCGTCTTCAGAACGAACATCGGATGGCTTGGGAAAGACGGTGCGAGAAATGCGCAGATCATCTTGTGCCATCATTTCCTCCGTGAAACCCGTGGCGTTGGTCGTTTCGCAAACCGTTGCGCTTGCTTTTGCGCAACTTCTCTTTGCAGTTCCGCCATTTCACCTTGCTGCCTTTGCAAATCCCACTCCCGGTAAGGTTGCTCTACCCACAAACGGAGTTCATCAGGTGATACGTGCGCTTTCATGCCTTCTCGCCAATGCTGCAGTGGTACATTGCGCCACTGGGCGAGTACGTTTAATGCCCGCTGTTGACGCTTATCTTCGATGTCCGGGGACACCGGATAGCCTTTTGGCACTTTGAGCGCCATCACTTCCTCCGCGAAACTCGACTTACTCTCGGGTCCGTTCGCGCTACTGGAGCACGCACCGGAATGCGCTGCTGAGTAGTCTGTGATGATCCCTCTCTGGCCTCTTGCAGCTTCCTGAAAAATTCGGGGAGTTTTGCCTCTTCACGCTGCATGGCCTGTTCACGTCGAGCCGGGAAACTTTCAATGAATTGCTCGCCAGTTTCAGCACGTGGTTCTGGCCGATAAGTGGGAAAGATTTCCACTCGTGCCGACTTGTCTTTTTGCGGCATCACTATCTCCTGTCTTTGTTCCGCTTCGTGATGCGATGCGGAGCACGGGCACGAATCTTTTTATGGCTGCCGCGATGCCGGGGATTCGTATTCGGTCCCTCTTCCCGCAGAGTCTTTTCATCCGGGCGATACTTCGCGTCGATGTCCCGCCGTGTGCTGGGGTAATTCTGCGCGTGGCTTCTAGACTCCATTTTTTCTCCTCCATAACGAAAAGGCCGGATGCCGGTGTTGCGTTCCGGCCCCGGCCAATTCGCCGCAGAACGATGGCAGTTCTGTTCTCTTTTAAATCAACGGGCAGATTTCCAAATCTAAGCTAGCTGTTGGTGTCGTGCCGCTCATGGTCGTTTTGACCGAAAAGCTTGTGGCACCACCAGCGAGTGTTCCGCTCGCGCCACCGCCCGCACCGGAATCAAGCAAATACTCAAAGAAATACTCGAAGAATTGGTTAGCGGAAGCGAGCAGCGTAATTGCCACGGTCGGGTGCAACATACTGTTGCCAATGACCACGCTATTCGTTCCATCACTCGCAGTAACCAGAACGTCTGTCAATGCAGGCGTGGTGCCTCCACCGTTGTAAACCTTCATGCGGATTTTGCCTGTGGTTGTGCTGAACGACAGCGTGCCCGTAGCAGGAATCGGCCACGACTGCTGCACGGTGCCCGTCATCGCAAGACTCGTCTGCAGGAAAATTGCATCGTTGCGCAGGGGTGAACCCATACCGGGGAAGGTACGATCTAGTCTGATGTTCAGCGACATAGTAGCTCCCTCAAATCGCCAACAAGCATTCCAAATCCATTGATGCCGTTGGCCCAGTTCCACCCAACGTAGTTTGAACGGTGATGATGTTCACTCCGTTCAGGGCAATTAACTGACCGCTTGCGCCTCCACCAGCACCAGAAGCGGCAACATCGCAAAGGAAATAGATCGAGCGGTCATACCATGCCGTAGCGGTCAAACCGTGCGCCAATGTGGGATTGAAATAATCCGCAACGACGGAATTCGTGCCATCACCGACCAAAACCTTGACTGCCGTGACCGTTGGAGTTGTGCCGCCGCCATTGTAAATTTTGACCCGCACCCAACCGTTCGAGTACGCAATCGGAAAAGCACCGCTGGGAGGCAGAGTATTGCTCTGTATGACAGTGCCTGAAAGCGATAGACCGATATTCGTGTATGTGCTGTCCTGCCGCAGGCCAGTGGTAATCCCAGCAACAACGCTGTCAACCCTTTTGTTGATGGTCACCGTGTTCTCCTATTTCGCTGGCGCTGGCGGCGGCACACCCGCAAAAGTTAAAAACCCGGCCAGATCGGTAAGCTGACCAACAAGCATCGGCACACCTTCAAGCGTAATAACAACCTGCATCGGATTCTGCGAAGAAAGCGTCATCACTCCAGCTTTCGTCGCAGCACCCGAAGTTTGCACAACACCTGTAGGCTGTACGCCTTTCAAATCCATTGCCTCTGGTCCCTTGGACAAGTCCACAGTGATCGCATTGCTGGTGCCATCTCCAACGATGGTCAGCGTAAATTGTCCGTTGTTCTGAGTGCTTAGCCTGCCAAAATGTAGGCCCACGTCCTGCCTCCTTTAGCTGATAGTTGTCAAAGCAATCTGTCCCAGTGGGCGGTTACAGCCAAGCTGGCAGATGAGATGAATTCTCGCCGTAATCACGTCTTGGTTCGACGGCATGATCCATGGGGTCATGCGGAAGTAGCTGCCCAAATTGTATATCATCCAGATATATTTAGTATTAAGTAGATACCCAGTCCCAGCAGCGAAGTGCTGATCCGCAAGCACCACCGCATTCTTGAACCTCATGTGATAGCGCAAAGCCGTTTGGACCGGAGCGGTATCCGCGAAGTTGTCCGTGGCGCGAATGATGTTGGTGGTTGAGGTCGAAGTGGAAGTCGAAGTGAACTGCAATTCAAAGTTGGCGAAGTCGGCGTTGTTCAAAATCAGCAGGTTTGGTTCGTCATAGCCGTAGGTCGTTTTGAAATACGCGGGGAGCAAAGTAGTGGGACTGAGGTGACCGCCAACCGAAGCGTTCGCGGCGGGTTGCCAGAAGGTGTTCGTCGCACGATTGATGCCCGCCACGGTATTGGTTGTCTGAAGCACCCAAGCATTGATGCTGTCGAGGTCGGTGGAGGAGTTAAACGGGGAATTCCCGGCCACCGCTTCAGCGAGCATGTCGAGCATCGAGCCTGCGCCCAACTGCACATAGCTGCGCACTAGATCGAGACCAACTGGGCCACCGCGACCGATTACGATGTCCATGACCGGGAGAGTTATCGCTTGGAAGTAGGCACGCCAGACCTGATCGGCAGGCTGGATCGCATCAATCGCAGAGGTTGAAAGAAGCTGATCGCCCCAATACGAACCACGCGTGGTTATCTTCGACGTAGCGAGCGGATAGACGATTTCCGCGCCAGCCGAATATTTTTTCGCGTGCTGGTTGAGGAATGAAAATGTGGGACTCGGTTGGAATACGAGGTCCGCAATTTTCGGGTAGATCAGCTTTTGCGAAATCGAACCCAGCGTGTTGACCAGCATCGCTGAAGGTTGATTGATTGCCGTCCCGGTTGTGAATGCCATTTTCTTTTCTCCTCAGTCGAAAAGCGTTTAAACGAGGCCACTCGGCAGTTGCTCGATCATGGCCCGCAGTTCCGGGTCCTTGATCGCTTCGCTGTACAAATCTCCGAGTTCGCCCGGAGGGGGCTTTAGCGGCGCGGCAGCGGGTGCCCCGGCACCGGGAACACCCGGAGGCGGAATACGAGCGGCCATTGCATCCATGCGGCCCGCTTCCCTGCCCTTCTCGAATTCGCTCTTGCGCAGTTCTTCGAGACGATCCTGCTCGCTCATCTTTTCCCAAGCGGCACGAACCGAAGGAATGCTATGGCGATCAAAAAGCTTGTTCTCAGTAGCAAACTTCAGGAGTTCTTCACGGGAGGGTTTCTTGTCACGCTTACCGAAATCGATACCGCTATATTCGCGGTCCCAGCGATCCTCGCTCCAAATGCTTGCGGCATTCTGAACGATAGTCGCGAGATTTTTAAGTTGGCCCGTGAGTTCGCCGATGGTCTTGTCACGGGAATCCAATGCACTTTTGACTGGGACAAGCCAAGGATCGGCCCATGGATCGACGCCACCAGCAGCGTTGGCGGGTTGATTCGCGGCAGTCGATGCAGCCTTCTGTACCGCGTCGTATGCCTGTTGTGTCTTGGTGGCAAAATCCATCACCTGTGCTTGACGTTGATCGAGCACTGCTTTCTGTTCTTGGTTCGCTTTGACCGCAGCGGCAAGGCTGTCGCGCTCGCTGGCATTCAACGCACGGATAGAACCGAGTGGAACCTCAGTGTCCCCGATTTTGACGGTGGTCGTGTCGGGGTAGTCCTTCGTGTTTTCAAGAAAACCTTTCCAATCTGCCATCTCACATCACCGTTCCGCCAGCGCCCGCGCCGGGTGGCTGGCCCATCTGTGCGGGACCGAATGTGATCGGAGGCGGGGTCTCCGTCTGTTCTTCCGCCTTGCCAACCACATCGGTCACGCGACCCACTTCCTGCGCTTCCTTCATGGCGCGACTCCACTGCTTCATCGTGGCGCTGATTTGATTCGCGACGTTGGGGAACTGCTGGAAGCTGCGAATAAAAAGAAGACCCATGACCTGATTCAGCATTTCCATCTGCCGGATCAGCATCGTGGGATCGGCACCTTGCGCCTGCGCCGCTTGCTGCGCGACGGATTGTCCGGGCGAAGTCGTGCGATTCTGCAGCGCACCCATCACCGCAGGATTCGGCGGTGGAGGAGTAGCACCCGCGAGTGCACCCATACCCAGACTCGGCGGCATTCCCAAGGTTTAGCCCTCACCTTCTCCGGGACCGATGTTCTTTCCTTTTGTAGCGTCTACGGGCAGCACGCCCATGGGATCGTTGAAGCCTCCCTTTTTGGTCACGCTCGTCACTTGGCCGTAGTCGATAGGTCCCTCTGCACTGCCCGCAACGGGTTGCACCTCGTACGGGGTGTCCAAAGCATCAAAATCACTTCGATTCTTTGCCATCGTTTTACTCCCTGCGCTTTCTTCCGTTAGTTTGTTTTTCGGTCGGCGGCATGAAACCCACGCGGTCATCCGGCAGGTTGTCGTAAAGGTATTCGCCATAGTCCGCATCCGAGTCTTCGATGTGCGCGACGTACGGCGAATCGATTACAGAATCATTCATCACGCGCCGATTGCGAGCGATCTGTTCAACATCAATACGCATGTGTCCCTCCGGGAAAAAGGGGAGACCAATCCGTCCAGGTGATCTCCCCGACCAACCCCCAGCGGTCCCGGCTTACCGCCTCTTGCTCTTGCGGCGATGCCGACCCGCAACGAAACGATCATTCGTTTCGATCATGTGTGACTCCTTTCTCCAGTGGGCACCGTGCCCTTGTGGGTCACGAGAGTCCCCCACCCGGTTAATAGAAAATTTTCAGTAACGCACTCCGCGTTTCGCCATGCGGATGTTCTTTCCACCTTTTCCAGCGGCGCGAACTCGAACTCTGCCCCCTCTACCCCTTCTAGCCATCGACGTTCCCCTCTCTTACAAGGTGTTCTGCGTTTTCCTTGAGCGATTCAAACCACGCATCAAAACCCATGGAATCCAAATGAATCTTGGGCGACCAGAACGGAACACACTTCACTCCGTCGACTGCAAATTGACAGAGATAGTTCGGGGAAAAATCCGAAGGATTGATGTGTTCGGTGATGCTGATTTTCTCGATCCGTGCCATCACTCATCGGAGCGAAGTATGCACACGGCTATGCAGTACGCGGCAAGGGGGTTATTGGCGATGCCAAACTAGATTGCGGAATGTAGATGATCCAGCGACCGGATTTTTTCCGTTCCACGCGGCAATTCGCGGCCAAAAAAGTGCCGTTCGCACACCAGTATTTGATGGTGCTTTGGCAGCGGCCAAAGTATTGAGCCGCTTCGGTTACCGTCATTTCAACTTCTCGCATGGACCTCGCAAAAGCGCTTGCCGACAACGACAGGATTTCCGCAGCGGCAGCGCTTGCCTTTTGATCCTTGTCTTATTTCCGCCATGCACCGGGCGATACCGCACCAACGACACTTCTTCGGATTCCATTCATGCTTGCACATTAGCGTGGTCTCTTCAGCTTCGCGAGTGCCGCGAGTTCCTGCGAGCGCATAGCCTCGTCCGCGATCTGCTGCGCGTTGGGGATTCCCAGAGTCTCAAGCACAAAGCGGTTGGGCACCTGTCCAGCCCTGCCTAGCGCTACCACGAGGTTCTTCATCATGCTGGCGCTGATGGTATCGAGGCTTGCTTCGTCCAATTCGAGATCAGCTTCGACATCGGGCGGCAACGGCTTCCAAATCGCTCCCGGTTGTTTTTCACCGCGAGGGGGGCGCACGTTATCCATAAGGCGCTTGAACCGCACCATCATGTGAAACGTCATTTGTGTTAGGCGCTGGTAGGTTTCGGCCAGCATCCGGGCTTTCATGCGCAGCAAACTTTGCGACTGAAACAACGCGGCATCGAACAATTCCGGTGAAATATTTCCCGCTCCCGGCTGTCCTTGTCTCTCCTGCGTCCATCCAACGTAACGCGCCACTTTAGCAAGCAGGATTTCCGGCACCTGTGTCATGTGTTGCGGGATCGGCTGGGGCCACGTGATGGTTGGCGTTTTCTCTCCCCGGTACACCTGAACCTCACCGGGGATTCCGCCGTAGGCATCGATGTCGATCCCGCTGTCTTCAGGAATCCAGCACTGCCCATTGTTTAAACGAATCAGGTTTTCGATGAGTTGCGTGTACATCCGCTCCGCGATTTCTTGCGGGCCTTTACCGTAACGGACGGGTGGGGCGGCAAAGTAGTGTTTTGGATGCGGTAAGGACCAAACTCCAAGGAACGGAAAAGTAGCGAAGTCATCGTCTGGAAGACGGGGCACCCAGTTCGGGCCATCTGCGAGAATAAAACCTTCACATTCCGTGATGAATCGCCCACCGGGATACCTCCACTTGAAATCGGGAGTAACAACTAATTCTAGACCCGTCGCCGTTTTTTGCCCCGCGATTTCTTCAACGACTTCGCGGGCGTAATCTTTGATGAACAAATATCTAACTTTGAGGCGCGGGCCTGTGCG